ACATGGCGGCATCGAAATACTGCAAAGACCCGAACTACGGGAAAGGCAAGCGTCCGAAACTTAAAATCAAAAAGAACCGTGGGTGAGCTAGCTAAGTGGAGAAACCAGAATTGGGTCCGTATTGGAACCGATGGAAAGATCAAAGGCGAATGCGGAACCTCAAAGAACAAAAAGAACCCAGACAGATGTCTTCCATTATCGAAAGCGAGATCCCTAAGTATCCCTCAACGTGCTGCGACTGCGAAGAAGAAGAAGCGTGCCGGAGCGAAGGGGAAACAGTTTGTTGCCAACACACCGACTGCCCGTGTGAAACGGAAGAAGTCGTAATTGGTGACATCGTTCAAATAGATTTTTTAGACCACGCGCAAGACAGCGAAGATGGTCCAATTTCATGCACCGTCTATGGTTGTGTTATCGACCAAGGCGAGCATTACATCACAGTCGCTTCGTGGCAAACCCACATAGACGACTTTGAAGAGACAACTTTCACCATTGTTACAAGCTGCATTACTAGCTTGGTGGTGTTAAAACAACAACCGTCATCATAACGATAGACTCCGTAACGAGGCCGAAGATGAGACCCACCGAGGTGGACAATCAATAACTCTGAACCCGACCACTGGATAAATTTGATTGAGGACACCCCAAACCAAAAACAAAAATAGAAACCATATATTATGGCTAACGGAAATACTACTGCGTCCCGCTTGGGACAAATCAACGGGGCTAACGATGCCCAAGCGTTGTTCTTGAAGGTGTTCTCAGGAGAAATCCTGACCACCTTTGAAGAGATGAATGTTATGAAGGGTCTTCACACGATCCGCACCATCTCTAACGGAAAGTCCGCTCAGTTCCCTGTAACGGGAATTGCGACTGCTAAATACCACACTGCTGGAGAAAACATTGCTGACGCTGGAAACAGCTATCTTAGCACTGTTAAGCACGCTGAGAAGGTCATCACGATTGATGATGTTCTCCTTGCTTCCACCTTCATTGCTAACATCGATGAGCTTAAGAACCACTACGATGTCCGTAGCATTTACGCTAAGGAACTCGGTAAGGCTCTTGCCAAGCGTTTCGATGTCGCGACCATGAAGACTCTCGTTGCTGCTGCTCGTTCTGCTACCACTATTACTGGAGGCAAAGCTGGTATCGCTATCGACGGAGGAGAGGCTGCTGACTTCAGTGCTGCTGTCATCCAGGAGAAGCTCTTTGAAGCTGCTCAGAAGTTGGATGAGAACGACATCCCGAACGATGGACAGCGTTACGCTATCTTGAAGCCCGGCGATTACTACAAGCTTCTCCAGTCTGGCGAAGATGTAATCAACCGTGACTTCGGTGGTCGTGGTGACGTTGCTACTGGCGCACTTCCAATGGTTGCTGGTCTTCGCATCTTCAAGTCCAACCACCTCTCTGACGTTGCTGTCGCCGAGGCTTCGCAGGACCAGGATGACGATAGTGCCCGTAACGATGTCTTCGGAGGAAGCGGAACCGGATACAACGGTGACCTCTCCAAGACCTTCATCATTGGTGGACACCCGTCTGCTGTTGGAACCGTCAAGCTTCTTGACCTCGCTACCGAGAGTGATTACAAGCTTGAGCTTCAAGGAACCCTGTTCGTTGCTAAGTATGCAATGGGCCATGGTGTTCTTCGTCCCGAAGCTGCGTTTGAAATCAAGGACGCTGACTAATCCCACACCAAGGTTTTCATCCCTGTCCCCTTCGGGGGATGGGGGTGTTACCTTCCCTTTCCTTTTTCTTTTATAATAACAACAACTATGGCTACCCTGACTTCTGAACTTAATGCGGTTAACACCATGCTGGGATACATCGCGGAATCTCCTGTTAACTCCATCGCGGATACAACCGCCCTGCCACCGTCAGCGGCATTAGCTAAAGGTATTCTTGATGAGGTCTCTCGTGAGGTTCAACAAGAAGGGTGGCATTTCAATACAGCTAAAGACTACACGCTTGAGGCTAACTCATCCAACGAGATTGTGTTACCTGATAACGTCCTTCAAGTAGATGCTGTAGACAACACACACGATGTGGTCCAACGAGGAAACAAACTGTTCAACCGTAAGGACTACACAACGACTTTCACCATTGATGAGATCAAGGTAGATGTTACCTTCCTTCTCGACTTCACCGAGCTTCCCGAACAGGCTCGACGTTACATCACACTCAAAGCATCCCGGATGTTCTCCAACAGGCTTGTTGGTTCGCGTGAGATTGAAGCACTTATCTATCGGGACGAGATCATGGCTAAAGCAGCTATGGAAGAAGCCGAAGGAACCAACTCAGATCGCACCATCTTTGACAACTACGACACCGCAAGTCGCATTGGGATTAACCGGAGAACCGACATTGCGTAATCATTAACACATGGCTAACATCACCACATCCGTCCCCAACCTGATTCAAGGAGTAAGCCAACAGTCTCCTCGTGTCAGGATTCCTGGTCAATGCGAGGAGCAACTTAATGCTCTTCCTACGGTCACCAAGGGACTCACCAAGCGTCCACCAGCGCGGCTTATCAAGAAGCTGACCGATGCGAACGTCTTTAACAAAGGCGACATGATTCACTTCATCGAACGCAGTGCGACCGAACGGTATGTGGTTGTTATTGAACACAGGAGTCAGAGTGACCGCCAAGGTGTTCTTAGGGCTTTCAATGTGGACACAGGAGATGAGGCATTCATCAACACTGTTACTGGTGGTTATAACATCAATAACAATTACCTCCAACTGAAAGCAACGGATGACACTCTTTTCCCTGCTTCAGACTCCCACAAGCTGCTTAAGGCTCGCACCCTTGGAGACAGCACGTTCATCCTTAACACTACTAAGACTGTTGCGAAAGGCACGGAGAAGTCCGAAGCTCTCGACAAGTCCCGCGCTTTGGTGTTCATCAAGCAAGGTGACTACGGTAAGAAGTATGGTCTTAAGTTCCGTGAAGTGGGGCGTTTCAACGATGAAGGCGCGACCTTTAATGTTACTTGGGAAATTGAAAGAGAACGAGGTTCCAAAGGCGGGACATTTTATCGTTATCGGATCTCGGACGTTGAAGTTAATAATGGAGGATCGGGTTACAACGTGAACGACACTCCCACCTTAGATTTTGACGGTGTAAGCTGGATTGACCGCCCTGAGATTGTCACAACGGTAACACTAGCGGACGCTGCTGATGAAAATAGCGGAGTGATTACAGACGTTGACGTAATCCATAAAGGAGTCACGGAAGAGTATAGGTTTGACGAGTTGCCGACTTTTCCCTCTTTTGTTAGGGCTTCACCTCCTTATGAAGAAGTATCTATTGTAACACACGATGCTAATGGAGGGGCGCATGAAAGGATTGCCGATTCCACAAACATCGCGAACGAACTTTACAATGCGCTTAAGGGTCTAGACACGACAAGCAACGGATACGCAAGCTCATCGTCTCTCGCATCACAGGATTTCATAGACAAATACACCTGCACCCTTAAGGACGGATCAATCATAATCCAACGCGATGACGGAAGGGACTTCTTTGTAGAAGCCTTCGACGGTCTCAACGGATCTGGATTAGGACTCGTCCATAAAGAGGTGGATGCCCTCAGTGACCTTCCGGTTCGCGCACCTGATGGATTCCGTGTGGCAGTCCGAGGGGACGCTGATGCTAACGAGGATGACTACTATCTTAGATTTGAAAGTAACGATGGACAAGCGTTTGGAGAAGGTGGATGGGTTGAAGACGTAGGCCCAGACCTTGAAGTCGCCTTTGACGCTAACACCCTTCCTTTACAACTGATCAACACTGCTCCCAACACCTTCACACTCAACACTACCTCATGGGGCAGACGCGAAGCTGGCGACGATGAAACCAACCCGTTCCCCTCCTTTGTTGGCAATACGATCAACAACATGGTCTTCTTCAAGAACCGCTTTGGGTTCATCTTCCAGGATATTATCGTGCTGTCTGAGGCTGCTGAACTATTCAACTTCTTTAGGACCACCGTAAGGACGCTTCTGGATACCGCTCCGATTGATATAACATCTGCCACCGCTAACGTGACTGACCTCCGCAGCAGTATTGCATTCCAAGAGAATTTGTTATTGTTTGGTAATCGTGGTCAGTTCGTCTTGAAGGGCGACCCGTTGACCAACGACACGGTAACACTCAATGCCATCACGAACTACAACTCGGACACCACCGCAGACCCGCTTGCAGTAGGATCGTATGTTTACTTTCCGTATGAGCGTGGAGAGTTCCTTGGAGTCCAAGAGTATAGCCTTAACGCCACTACGGATGTCTATGACTCCGACGAGATCACCACACAGATCCCAGCGTATATCCCTAAAGGGGATGTGTTATTTGCTGCTGGGACATCCTCAGAGGAACTCTTGGCGTTCGCTACGGGAGGCCCAGACATCTACCTTTACAAATACTTCTTTAATGGACGAGAGAAAGTCCTGAGTTCATGGGGCAAGCTGACGATGCCATTTGATGTCATTGGGATGCACTTCATGAAGAGTTCGTTGTTCTGTGTAGGCGACAAGGCCGGACAGTCAGTGATCTCTGAGGTTAAGTTTGAAGAGCTACGCTTGGAGGATGACACCACAGGAGGATTTACGGTTCACCTTGATCTTCTCAAGAAGCACACCTTTGACCAGAGTGTTGTTACTGACGCAGTGGACATCACCATCGACCTAGGGTTCGTCCCGGAGAGTGGAGATGTAGTTGAGGTGTATGACTTGGATGGAAGGAAACTGAACATTGTTTCAATTAACAACAACACCGCCACCATCCAGGGCTTCTACAAGACATGCTTCTCTGGTCTTAAATACAACATGGAATGCACCTTGAGTGAGCCGGTGTTCAAGCAAGGGAACCCTCCGACATCCTCGGGCCTCGCCCGGTTGATCCTTCGGAACGGCACGTTGTTCTTTTCGGATGCTTCAGCGTTCCAAATCGAGGTAACACCACGCGCCCGTGACAAGAGAGTTTATTCTTACAGTCCCTTAAACATCAACGTCGATGCGCTGGGGTCACGAGCTTCCGAGGAAGGTAAGTTTAGGTTTTCCATCTATACAGCAGCACCTGAGTCTGTTATTAAGATTGTAAATTCAAGTGCCTTTACCGCCAACTTCCAGTCCTGTGAATACGAAGCCAACGTCCACACCCGTTCAACTAGAATATAAAAACGTCTACATCCGTTCTGCACTCCCAAGTGACATCGAGGACGTAGGCGATAACATGCGGGAGATAGACAAGCTGGAGTGTTTGTTAAGCTCCGGGACTCGCCCTAGAGACGCTATACGCGCCGGCCTTGAGACTGATTTCCATACATGGTCTATCTGCTCCAACAAAACCAAGAAGCCTTTGGCTTGCTTCGGGGTTGGCCCGTTGATGCCGAATGACACCAATTACATCTGGTTGCTTTGCACGGATGACTTGATCAAAGAATCAGGTAGTGAGTTCGCCAAAGCCAGCAAAGCGTGGGTTAAGTTTATTGTTAACCACTACCAACTTCCTTGTGTCAACGAGGTCCACACCGAGAACACCCTAGCGTTACGCTGGTTGAAATGGTGTGGTGCTATTGTTGAAGAGCCAAAAGAAAACGATTTCTCCTTATTTACTATACACCCCAACGAATAACATTATTATGTGTCTTCCCGCTGTCCCCGCAATCGTAGGTGGTTTAACCGCTATAACATCATACGCTGGTCAACGAGCCGCTGCTAATGCTCAAGAAAAAGCTCAAGCTGAAGCCTCTGCTGCTGAACAGATTAGAGCAGGAAAAGCAAACACCGCTGTCCGTCTTAGACAGGCCCAAGAGAGCATCGCACGCGCACAACGTAAAGACGCAGCGCAGATCAAAGGGATGGCAGCCAAGTCCAGCACTACACTCAGTGCCCTCACAGAGGGAGGCGTAGCAGGACGCACCTTGGATATGTTAGAGCGAGACCTCGCAGCACAAGAAGCACGTTATCAGTTCTCTGAGGATCGCCAGACGAATCTACAAGCGACTCAAGCCGCATTCACCTTGGAGGAGGAAGCATCACGAACAATGATGAACCAGCTTCGGATCAATCGCCCGATCAAACAAGCAAGCCTTCTTGAATCCGGTCTTCAAGGACTGCGAGCGGGGATGTCTATGTCCCAAGCAATGCAAGGCATGGGCGCACCGGAAGAAGTAAATAAAGCTCTCGCCGGCGACCCCGTTGGGGCAGGTGGGGGTTCAATCGTTAACACTGGCGCACCTGTTGGACCTGGTGATCTACCCCCCGTAGGAATTAACGGAACCATGCTTCCAAAATACGGAACGATGCCACAGTAAAAACAAGATAACACACACCTACAAAAAGAACACTTTTCTATGACTCAGCAAGACGCACTACTTTCCTCCTTACTTAAGAGTGAGCAACGCCGCCCTGTAGATGTTAATCTCGGACAGGTTCCCATTACTCCTACTATTGGACGCATGGGGAACTACTCTGTCGTTACTCGTGAAACGCCGAGAGACAACGCAGCATTAGAACTCTCCCGTGCGCTCTCTCAGCTTCCTCAACTACTAGGACAGGCAAAGAACATAAGTGTTGCGGCGGGTTTGAAACAGGCTCAAGAGATGGATCTTGAGGAGATCGAAAAGAGATGGAACAAAGGGGACACCGAGGCTGAAGGATTCATGACATGGCTCGGGGGAAACAAAGCGTTCCAAGAGGCAGCTTATCAGAGGTTATTTGACGCGAGCATCAAGCCAAGACTCCAAAAGGTTTCCAGTGAGATTGATGGGATGACTAACGGTGAACTCTTGCAGTTTGATTCAGACGAATCCATCAAGGAGTATGCCCAGAGTCGCTTAGTTGGTTCGATAGCACCAGGAGTCCTAGATACAGTTAGGACTAACTCATGGTTAGCCATCCGTCACAACAGAGCGATGGAGGCGATCATTCCTGACTACGTTCAGAAAGCAGCAGCGAGCATTGACGCACGCAAAAGGGACTTCCAAGAAAAAGAAGCTCTTGCAGCAGTGGAGACCAACTTCTTTACACACGCTGATTTCGACATTGCTCTTCCGGGTTTTGATATACCAGACAGCGCGATAGATCAAATGGACAGCGCACTGGCGGCGAGTCAATCTGCACAATACATTGACCCCAATAAGCTGTGGAAGGACAACCTTCAAGCCTCCATTGATTTCGCAGTAGAAAATGGGTTCGCAGGGCGTTTAGACAAGTTCCAAATCGAAGCGAAACTGATACCAGCACTCACTGCAAAATATCGAATGCTGATTGAGGATGACAAGTTTAGCGAAGCGGATCTATTCTTAGAGTTAATGGAAAGCGGGTCTCTCAACATCAACGGTAGACCAATCAACAAATCCTCCGCTGGGATGAATCTTATTGAAACCGCTGAATCACTTCTTGAACGATCTCTTGAAGCTGACGAAGGGGAGTTTGACCAAAAGAAGGTTGACTCTTACATGTTAAAAGAAATCACTCGTTATAACGATGCACGAGCATTGTCTGACTTCCAGACCGAGGACTACGAAGAATACTACCGCCAACAACGTGCAGACCTTGATAATCCCGAGTTGGGTTTAAGTGTTAGAGAACAGCTTGAACTAAGCTCATTCTACGACAAAGAGATCGCCCGTCTTCGTGGCAGCGAGAGAATCTATGAGAACTTCTCCAACCCCGCAAAAGACAAAAAGAAAGAGGAGTTCCATCAAACGTATGAAACCACACAACGCACTATTCTAAAGAAAGGAATATCAGTTGAAAGAGCAAGGGAGTCTTCTGGTCTTGATCCCGCAGAGTTCAACTCAATGTTCCTTATGGAAGTGAAGAACCAATATGAAGAAGTAACAGGTATGGTCTTCAGACCAGAGACGGAACATATCTTATTCGATGCTGCTCTACAGGCTGAAATGAGCACAGTGGAAACTTACATCGACCGTCCACGAGGTGATCTCTTTTTAGGGAGTGATAGTGTTAATGCAGGGAACGTCCCTAATCAAACGGAATTTCGCCAGGAGGTCTCAGAAACCGCACAAGGATTCCTTGATGAAGCATTAGGAAAATATTTTAGTTCTTACGCCGAACGCAGACAGGCTCAAAACCCACCCGTAACACCCGAGGAGATGCAACAGAGGGAAACGAACTCAGCAGCGGTAAAACAGAAGCGAAGAGCTTACCGTCGAATGGCTGCGAGCGGAGAGACTTTGACAGACGAAGACGGAAACATTAGAAGGGAGAAGATACCCAGTGACCGTCAAGGAGAGTTTTCTCTCGTTCCCGATAATCAGGTCGATTTTTATTACCCACTAACCTCCGCTAACAACACGTTCAATAACGAGCTTGGTCGTATGGATTTCAAAAATGCGCCTGTATCAGCAAGGTTGTATGCACTGAAAGGACTGGAAAAAGAAGCTGGTGACTTATTCCGAGTGACTTCTGTGGCAGAGGACATAGAGTCAGTTGTAGGTCAGGACCAAGAAGGCGTGCTATATGACAAAGAGCTTGATCTTGTGAGGCATTCTGGACTGCCGTTGAACACGCTATTAAAGGATAAAGGAGTGCGAGAAGTTTCCATCGACGGAGGCTTTTCCTCTGAGGACACGACAGCGGCAATCCTTTACAATAAATATGGTCACTTTAACGACCCAAAAGAAACAACAAAGAGGATCTTTAACCTTCCTGCTATTATTAGGTATATCCAAACCGGTAAAGATAACCGTCTCAGAGCAATCCACGATCAATACCTTAAAGACAAAATGCCTCTAAAGGACTTCATTAACAACCAAGTTACATTCTTTGAGTCTTTCGCGGGTAGTCTCACTGACGTTCAAAAACCACAAAAAATCAACAAATAACATGAGTCTTTTTGCTTCCCGAAGTTTATTCCAAAGCCCACGCTTCCTTGCTCCTAACTCCCAAGATGTTACCACATTCGGAGAGGTTGATGAGGATTACGCCCATCTCGACCGCTTTCAAACTGCCCAGCAGATGAAGCGAGAAGCTCCCGATGATGTGGGTTTCTTTGAAGACGTAGGGACTGGTCTTTTGGCTGGTGTTGAAGGATTCGGTAGATCACTCATTGGCTTTGCCGATATGGTCCTGTTTGATGCGCTTCCAGAAGAATGGGAGGAACGCTCCTTTGATCGTCCACAAGGGATGGTTGGAGGACTTGTTGAAGGCATCACTCAGTTTGGCTTAGGTCTTGTTCCTGGTCTTGGAGTTGCCGGGCTAGCAGCGAAAGGAGCCAAGGCTTTTGGAGCCGGAAGTAAACTTGTATCGGGTGTTAAGACCGTATCGGCTGGAGCCACGGCTGACTTCATTGCCTTCGACGAACATGAGGCGCGACTTAGTGACTTCCTTGTAGGTCATGATGCAACCCGTAACGCCATCACCGAATACCTACAGTCCAACGAAGAGGACAGTGCCTTTGAGGGGCGCATGAAGAACGTCATTGAAGGAGGAGCATTAGGTGCAATCGGAGGAGTCCTTATCAAAAGCGTAAAGGCTCTTAAGAAAGGAAAACAACTGGATGGAACCCCTGCTTCGATAGCCGCTAAAGAAGCTGCTGACAAGGAGCTTAAACACGCTCTAGTGGACACAGGACTCGCAACTGAGGACGGTCTTAGGTTGGTGCAAGAAACCGACGAACTACTACCCGAAGCGACCATGAGAGTTCAAACTCAAATGTCAGTGTCTCGTCTGGATTACCAAGGAAGCCCTAACACAAAGACTGACCCAACAAGCATCACTCCAAAATACCCAGAGTGTAAATAAGTGGATAATAATAATAATCAACAATCATGAGTGAACCCTGTTATACTGGAGGCCCAGAAGCCCTTATAAACAACGCTAACGCCCTTGAAGCACTATTAGGCGCGGATAAGTTTAGTAAAATACGAGATGTCGTTAATGGCATCACTAAAAACTTAGAAGAAGAACTACCCACACTCACTGAGGATAACTTAAAAGAAGTGTTCGCTACAATGCGTGCGCGTGAGGCAGCTACAGGTGGAAACCCTGAGATTTATAAGAGCGCACTCCAGAACATCACACTAAAGAATCCCGATGGGACTAGAGCAGATGATGTGTTTGAAGCAATCCGTTCCGTGATGTTACACCAACATGTTTACACCCAGGGGATGCAAGTAAGCACGAACAAGATGATTGGGTTGGCTGAACGGATAACAAACGCCAAGTCCAAGGGGTTGACCGCAAAAGAGGTAGAAGGTTTAGAGGTTCAGTTTATCTCCGCACAGGCACAGCTACGGAACTACATGGCACATCGTTCATCCATCGGTTCTGGGTTGAGTTTTGCCTTCTCCCAGAGACGCAAGGCGAACGTGGTTAGTGCGACAGAAGCCTTGGATGGTTATGTGGAGTCAATCACCAAAAACTACAAGGACGCTTTTGAAGGCGAAGAGTTTCTTCAAGGAGTTGAACGCAACAGTAAAACCAAAGAAATCCTTGAGAGTCAGATCAAAGACCTGGCCGAGGATGCTGACATATCACCTCACGTTCAAGCCGCAAAGGATGCGGTGACGGAGACCCAAGCGGATCTTGATAACTACCTTAAGACACGCGAAACCGGCGTAACGAAGACAGCTGATGAAGCTGGAGCAACGAAGAAGAAGAAGAAGACCGAAGTGGATCAGACGGAAGTGGATCTTCAAGCCAAGGTGAAAGCAGCGAAGGAGGATGTTACTCAGTTAACACGACTCAAAGACCTTCAAGATAAAGTTAAGGTTGAAGAGATGGACGCAAGCGCACTCCAAGCGGAGATTGACAATCTTAAGCCCGCCCAAGGGAAATCCCTTTCAACTCTCCAACGCCAGCTCACTAAACTCAAAAAAGAAAAAGCATCTCCAGAGGAAATCGAGGATCTTACTAATCAGATCAAGGAGGTTAATACCGCCACGAAAACAAGAAACACCCTGCAAAAAAGACTAGACAACCTCAAGAACAACAACAAAGAGATTTCTAAGGTTGAAGCAGAGATCGAACAGCTAAAAGGCAAGGTAGACAAGATTAAGGAACTTAACCAACTGGAAAAGACCTTAGCTGCACTCAAGAAGCCTAAGAGCGACATCAAGAAGACCAAAGAGGAGATCGAGAAGATCAAGAAGGCCCGAGAAGAAGAGGCCAGACGTAAGATCGAAGCATCGGAAATCACAACCGAAGCCCAATACAAGAAATTCATCAACCAGACTCTAGGAGCTAGGGATGCAAAAACCTTGGCTAAACGTCTTACATTCGCTGATAAGATGGGAAAAGCCGAAGAGTCCGTAAGGCACGCTGCAAACATGTCAGAGAAAACCGGGTTCCATAAGACACTGGATATGGGATTGCAGTGGTTCACAGGAAGTCTCCTGAGTGGTCCTCCAACATTCGTCCTTAACGCAGTAACACCTATCCTTTCCAGAACTCTTCAACAACTTGAGCTAGCCACAGGCGCACTGATGACAGGTAACATGCCTCTCTTCAAAGCCTCCCTAGATCTACACAACCTATTCTACGGGACACGCGATGCCTTCAAAATGGGGAACGCATCCCTCCAGATGGATAAAGACGCACTCTTAGGGGGGCAACGGATGTTTGACGAAGGTGATGACTTCGGCGCGTTTGCGTCTGCCAACTTCAAAAACGTCTTCCTGAGTAACGAACCGATGTCGAAAGTGATGGACACCATTAACTTCCTTACAAGGCTCCCCAACAGGATCAATGGATCGGTTGACTCATTCAACAAAACAATGGCAACCATGAAGTATCTTCGGACTCACTTTACGGCTGACGCAATCGCCAAGAAGATTCCGCATGGTGAAGTAGAAGAATACGTTCGTAAGAATGTCCAAAAGATGTTCAACAAGGACGGATCGCTTTACTCGGAAGCTAGGATGATGAAGGCAGCGGTGAAGCAAGCCAACGACGAAGGTCTTAGTCGCTCATCGGACGAAGCTACCATCAAGTTCCAACAAAGAGTTGCAGAGATTATTGAAGGTCGCCTCAAGGATCTAGGGCCAGATAAAACTAACGCCGATACCTTATCACGCACGGCTGAAAAGTTTGCCCGTGAAAGCACCTTCACTGATGAACCAGGTAAGTTCACTCAACTCATCAAACAAGGCTTGAACCACATGCCCGTGTTTAAGTTCATCATGCCGTTCGTAAGCACCCCAATGAACATCCTTCACTTCGGTTGGAGACGCACTCTTCCAGGCGCGATGCTTGATGGAATGATTCCCGTTCTTAAAAAGACCAAAGACGCAAGAACGAAGGAATGGGCTGAACTCACTCCTATGGAGCAAGCAGCATCAAGAGGACGTTATGCAACCGCAGTGGCTTCCACAGGGGCTATGATTTACTTCGCCTCCCAACACGGTGACCGCATCACTGGGGGTGGACCAAGAAACCGACAAGAACGGAAAGCATTGATGGCGACCGGGTGGCAACCTTACTCGTTCGTTATGAAGGGCGAAGACGGCTCAAAGACGTATGTTAGTTATGAACGAGTAGATCCGTTGGCAACCATGATCGGTCTTATCGCTGACGCAGCGGAGTTCACAAAGATGAACCCTGATGACAACGAAAGTTTTGCCGAGTTGTTTTCAGCGTTGTCCTTCACCGTGGCAGAGAACATGACCGACAAATCATTCCTTCGTGGTATTAACAACATTCTTAACATCACTCAAGAGCCGGACATTTACATACCGAAGACGTTCAAGGACATCACCTCTGCGATGGCAGTGCCTATGTTCATCGATAAAATCAAGAACGTAGATGGTGAGCAAATGATCCGCGAGTCACGGACACTTGGAGACGCGATCTTGCGTAAATTACCTGTTGCCGAAGAAAGAGTTCCCCCAAAGAGGACTTTTCTTGGTGAAGCTGTTTACAAGCAGAACCCAATCGGAGTCTTGGGAATGATGAATCCCATCTACATCAAAACCACCAAAAACGACTTAGTGGATGAAAAGATCCAAGGACTTCTTTATGGATTCTCGATGCCTCAAACCAACTGGACAAAGGGCAAGGAGACGGACATGAGAGAGTTCTACAATGCTGATGGAAGGCAAGCCTACGACCGCATGTTGGAACTCACCAGTGAACACAAGATCTACGGACGCACCCTTCGCCAGTCATTGAAGGCACTGTTCAAATCACCTGCATACAAACAAGCCGAACAGAACTTCCAGCAATTTGGAGGTGGTGAAGGGGACACCGATCCCCGAGTGCGTCTTGCTAAGAGAGTCATCACACGCTACCGTAGTGTCGCCAAACGCCTTGTTATTCAAGAGTTTCCAGAACTTCAACAAACTGTTAAACAGGTGCAACAACGTAACTATCAACTCCGAACCGGACAATCACTAAACCCAATCCCATCCCTTTAAAACATCATGGCTTTAACAACAACAACCGCCCTGTCATATTATCAGCAAGAAAGCAGTGGAAACTACACTGAGTGGACCAACCCTATTAACTTCTCCTTGGAAGCATTAAGTGCTGACGATGTGGAAGTGTGTGTTATCAACTCACAAGCCGCTGAAGGGTTTCAAAAGCTGACACTTATCAAAGATACGGACTATACCCTAGACTTTGCCTCTAAGACCGTGACATGCACATCGTCTGCTTGGGGTGATATAAGCAAAATCGCCAACCACTCAGCGAACCACATTAGAATCTTTCGTGCAACCTCAATAACCGAACTCGTTGATTTCACCAATGGTGCGGTATTGAATGCAGACGATCTTAATCTTGCCTACAAGCAAAACTTGTTTTCAACACAAGAAATGAATGAAGATGCTGGGCATACTAGAGGTGGAATCCAGAGTGTTAGTGAGACAGCATTAGCGGATTCCTCAGTGGCCAATGCAAAGATTCAAAACAATGCTGTGACTTCCGACAAGCTTGCCGCTGATGCTGTGATTACAACAAAGATAGCGAACGGAGCCATCACGCAACAAAAAATAGCAGGAGAGGCAGTAACCTCCGATGAACTTGAAGCAGATGCGGTTACCACTAACAAGATTGAAGACCTTGCAGTCACCACGGTGAAGATCGAGGACGCAGCGGTAACATACGATAAAGTAGCCCCAGCGAGTAAAGCCCAAATGGAAGGACAAAGTGCCGCCGGTGTGGTGACTCCTGATGTTCTTAAGAATAGTCCGTTGGTCCCTAAGTGTTATGGTGTAGTTAGTTATGATGATAGCACTCCATCGCTTTCAAGCGGATCTTTTAACGTAGCCTCGGTTTCCGAACCATCAGCAGATAAACGAACAGTCACTTTTACAACCCCGTTACAGGACGCAAATTATGTTGTAGTGGCAACAATGCAAACCGCTACCACAGTAGGTGCTAGTGAAATAGTAAGCATAACTAATAAATCAGCCACAACCTTTACAATGGAGTCGCAGCACGATGATAATGCGGACTTAAGTATTAACTTCGTTGTCTTCGGAAGCACCTATTAATAACCAATGAACCCAAATCTTAACACACCTATGATCGGGGTCACCGGATTGATCGCTAACATAACCCTTGAACAAGTGAACACATTAGTAGCTATCGCCGTAGGATTAACAACCTTAACATACATGGTCATTAAGATTTACCACGCACTAACCAAACGATGAAAGACGAATCACGCAGCATTAAAATGGAGGGTCTCCAGGATCTCTTGATTGACACCTTCATCGACCGTATCCAAAGTGGAGATGACACCCCTGCTCTCTTAAACGCTGCCCGACAGCTACTTAAGGACAATAACATCAGTGCAGCAGTCACCAAGGGATCACCTGTAGAGAACCTTGTGAACCTCCTTCCCTTTGATGATCCGACCGATCAAGTAGTCAACGAATGAGCGATCTTCCTAAACAACTCCAAGACTTCCGCAACTTCCTTTGGATGACTTGGAACCACCTGTCACTTCCGGCTCCCACTCCTATCCAATACGAGATAGCCGAGTGGATGCAACACGGTCCACGCCGAGGTGTTATCCAAGGGTTCCGAGGTGTAGGTAAGTCATGGATTTGTTCAGCCTTCGTCGTTCACCAACTACTCCTTGATCCACAGAAGAACATCCTGGTGGTCTCCGCATCCAAGAACCGCGCTGATGACTTCTCTACGTTCACCCTCCGACTCATTCACGAGATGGAGATCCTTGGACACCTAAAGCCCAACGACAAACAACGCTTCTCCAAGATCTCCTTTGACGTTGGCCCGGCTCAAGCCTCACACGCCCCCAGCGTCAAGTCCCTCGGTATAACATCCCAGCTCACCGGTAGCCGTGCAGACATCATTGTGGCTGATGACGTAGAGGTTCCCAATAACTCCGCGACCCAATCCATGCGGGACAAGCTCTCGGAACAGGTCAAGGAGTTCGAAGCTATCCTTAAGCCCAACGATGACAGTCGCATTCTGTTCCTTGGGACTCCACAGTGCGAGGACAGCATCTACAACAAAATGCTCGAAAGGGACTACGAGACTCGCATCTGGCCCGCAAAGAAGATCGGTGTGGAGAAGTCCGAGAAGATCTATCGAGGTAACATAGCAGCTTCGTGTATTGATGATGACCTCGTAGGATTGCCCACAGAACCTACACGATTCTCGGAGATTGACCTAGCCGAACGTGAAGCATCCTACGGTAAGTCAGGGTTCGCTATGCAGTTCATGCTGGACCCCAAGCTGTCCGACTTGGATCGTTATCCATTGAAGATCAATGACTTAATTGTTATGGACATTGATGACACCACGGCTCCCGAGAAGCTGGTCTGGGCACAGTCACCTGAGAACGCTTGGGACAACACAGTGCCTAACGTAGGGTTCACCGGGGACCGCTTCTTTCGCCCCATGAAGGTCATCGGTGATAACATCCCCTTCACTGGTAGTGTGTTAGCCATTGACCCATCGGGACGAGGCAAGGACGAAACCTCATGGGCAGTCGTAAAGATGCTCAACGGGTATCTCTATGTGACCGATGCTGGCGGTATGCAAGGGGGATACGATGATACCGTCTTAAAGGTTCTCACGATGAAGGCCAAGATGAACAACGTGAATGTGATTGTTGTTGAAAGCAACTTCGGTGACGGCATGTTCGTAGAGATCCTAAAGCCCTATCTATCAAAGATTTACCCCGTAACCGTCGAAGAGGTTCGTCATAACATCCAGAAGGAGAAGCGCATCGTGGACACCCTGGAACCCGTGATGAACCAACACAAGCTGGTCATTGATCCAAAGGTCATTCGGAACGACTACGACACCGCCCAGAAGTATCCCATCGAGACCCAACTAAAATACCAGTTGATGTTCCAGATGTCTCGCCTGACACGCGAAAAGGGAGCCTTAACACACGATGACAGACTTGACGCACTATCTATGGGAGTGGCATACTGGGTCGAACAGATGGCACAAGATGCCGACATTAAGATCTCTGAACGAAAAGAGGAGGACATCCAAAGACAGCTTCAAAAGTTCAAGGATTCCTACTACAAGATTAACACTAATCAAGCACCCTCAACCACATGGATATAAAAGACGAACTAAACGAGGCAATCAGGCTTCTTGAAGGAATACGCTCTAGGATCGCTTCTGAGGGCCTTTTGGATAATTCTGGAGGTCACACTCCAAAAATCTCTAAAAACGCACAGGAACGCATCCTCGTGCTTGCAGTGGGGCATTCTAGGGAGCTTGATGCGGGTGCTGTGGCTTACGACAGCGAAACCTACGAATGGCACTACAACACCAAGCTCGCCCACAAGATCAAGGAATACCTTCCAAGCCACATCAATACAACCATCATCAACCACTACGAAGGGGACTCCTACACTGAGTCAATGCGATGGCTTAAAAGAACCGTTGACCCCCTCAATGCTGACCTCGTGTGTGAACTCCACTTCAATAGCTTCAGCAACCCCAACGTGAAAGGCCACGAGATGCTCCACTGGAACTCCTCCTTGAAAGGCTTAATCGCCGCCACCAACATCAACGATGCCATGAACGAAGACTTCCCAGGGAACACCGACCGAGGAGTCAAAAAGGTAACACACGGTGAACGCGGTGCTGGATTCCTTTACGGACCCAAGGCTCCCTGCGTGATCATTGAGCCGTTCTTTGGGTCAAACCCCGATGAATGGGAGGCTTTTGGGGAGACCGAAACCACCTTCAACGCCCTTGCAAAAACACTTGCACGGGGAATCTCTATAACACTCTCTTACTCAGGGACTAATAAATAACACCCATAATAGGGAGGAAAGAAATAGCCCCTATCTTAAAGATTATCTCTGAGATTTTTATTATTAATAACAACAATAACTATCCCTCTTAGAGACATCTCTGAGATAAAGCTCTAAGATATTGATTATTATTAATATTAATAACAACAAACACAGAGAGGATCTCTAAGACATCTCTAAGACATCTTAAAGAGGGACCTTCGTAGTGTTCAATGCAACGTAACTCCAACATCCCAGAGTCAGCTAAGGATCGCCTTAAGCTAGCCTTGAGTATTCTTAACGAACACTTCGATGATGTCCTGGTGGCTGTGAATCACAGGGAGACCTGTAACATCCATGTGGAGTCCCCAACGCCTTATGCTGCCCTCGGGATGCTTCCGACTGTCCAAGGGAAGCTACGGGAGTCTGTAGGACGCAACGAGTTGGCTCAGAGCATGCGTGAAGAGGGAGGAGATTATGGATTGTTATTTGATGAAGAAGACAATGAGGAGCCGGAATAGTTTTGTTACAAAAATCTGAAGGGGTATATATAGCTCAGCGCCGCGAAATTCCCCCCGCGACCCTCCCAGTAATGACATTGTAACTACCGATTGCCGCGCTTTTTAGCAAGGGGGGGATAGTCACTGGGGATTCACGACGTGAGCAATTCATAGATAGGTAATTGTAGAGACACTATGAAAGTCTTTGCATGCGATTGGATGCACCGGGGGAGTGTTATTGACCAAGGGGAACCCCCACAATCGGAATTGTCGCTTTGCCAAGGCTTTGTGCATTTCCGCTTGTTTTTGTCGTGTCACCCCTTTTGAAATGTGAAATCCTCGTAACACACTCAAAGCCAACACCTTAAGCCAACCTGTCATACAACCTGTGTAAAAACTTAAAGAAAACACTGGCCATTGCTCTGATAATCGACAATACTGCCTTCGTTATGGAAACAAAAACAAAGCAAACAAAACCAAAAGCAACCATCTCTCCGCTGTTTCAAAAGGCCGCCGAGAATCCACCAAAAACAGCACAAAGAAAACTCGGCGCAAATCGCGGCAAGACTCGCCTATGGTTGGAAGGAAACATTCTTTCAGAGTCCAATTGGAAGCGGGGAGATGCCTTTGATGTTATCTGGCTCGACGGCGTTTTGCGCTATATCAAGAATCCAAACGGATCGCGAAAAGTCGCCGGAACGGAAGCGCGTCCAATTATTGATACCAACACCGACAAGCTCGCTACCACGCTCCACGCGTCAACGGGTGACAAGGTGAATATCACTGTTACGTCTCAAAGCATCACAATTCAGAAGTAGCCATGACACAAAAAGAAGCTCAACAAGCAATCCTGAAAATCCACTACGGAATGAAAGACGTTCAAGCACTTTTGACGCATCGCAACAACACCGGATTAACAACCTTGGAACGCTACAAGTCCGGCGAGATTGACAATCCCTCGGGATATCTCATGGAGATCTCACGCGAGGTTATCCAAGTGAATTCTGTTCGAGACATTACGCGCCGTAATGAAGCTATTTCAGATGCTTTGCAATACTTGCGGAGTGCCAAACACTAACAAAAGAAAAAGAAACGATGAAAAAACTAACAACGGACCAAGCCATAAACCAAGAGGCCATGAACCTTGCCGACGCGCTGGCAAGCGGGTGTCTTGAATTGAATGATGATTTCATTTCCCGCCATTTCTCAAAAGACTGCGCGGAAATCCTAATGCGTCTTAAATGTCGTAAAGAGCGGGAAATGGTTATTGATAATCACCTCGCCGATGATAATTGGCGGGGGATGGTGGGTTATGATGAAGGCTCCCATATAAATCTTCCTATTGGAGAAATTGAAATCCAATTTGAAGGTAAAGCGGAAGACTATTTTGAGGAGCCTAGCGAATGGTATATCAAAGGGGATATCGCCTATCTCGCCCTTGACGGGATTTGTTGGACCTTGGACTTGGAAGAGTTGAAAAATGACGTAAACGATTGGATAGCGTGTTGATTCCCTTTAATCCCTCTCGTGCAAGCGCGGGGGATTTTGGGGAGGTAATAACTCCATTTTGATTATGAAAAAAGAACAAGAAATAAGACAAGCCCTCTCCACGGGCATACCGGTGACCGTAAACGGTCGCCAAATGACCACCCAAGGAACGCGCTTGGTAGTTGTTATCAAAACCGGACGCGGCAAGGTGTTTACTCACGCTAATCGTGAAGACATAGAAGCTGCCGTCATTGACCCAAGCACCGTCGAAATGGGACGCGTGTTTGATCGCATTGAAGCCTTATTGGAAAGGAGCGCGAAGTAATGAACTCCTACAAATACGAATATACGGACACCTTTGCAGGTGATGCAAACTACTCATGGGTTCATCGTGGGAGTGTTAGTGTCCCAGAATTGACACATTACGGATTTGATGGATCTCATGGATATTCCAAGGCTAACAAATCACAAATGCGTGAAGTCATGCGACTCGTGAAGCGCGAGCTTGGATTGACTGGGACTAAGGGAGAGAGATTAGAGTATGGTGATGGAACTATAGAGTTCCGCCCTTGTGGATTGTGCACGGTTGTTTTTATTGATCCGAACGATGAAGGAGGGCTTGAGGAATGAAACTCGAACTAAGCACAAGCCACGCTGTCGACCTATTGCGCCAAGACGAATACGCTGCTTGGAGTTACAAAGGCGCAACCGCGCTGGTCGAATACCTGGAAAACCTGGAGGAAGACTTGGAAGAAGAAATCAATTTTAACGTGGTTGATTTTCGTTGTGAGTTTTCGGAATACAAAAGCTTGCGAGATTGGCTCTTTAATTATTACGGACTGGGAATGACGCTGAAAGACGCATTGGAAAGCGTGGGGATATACCGTGATGATGATGATGCTGAAGAGATCGATTCGTTGATTGCTGAATTCATCCGCGACCGGGGTACTCTTGTTGATTTTGACGGGGGGGTCATCGTCTCATCAGATTTTTAAGCCTTTACATCATGACAAACGAACAAACCAAAAAGCTGCTTGCATTTTACATGCGCCAAAGGAGCCGATCCAATAAAGCAGCGCGGGCGTTTATAACGCCACGCATTGACAAACTGACTTCTAAACTTCTACCAGGCAATCCATGAAACTAAACAAAAAAGAATGTATCTTCCTAGCTTGGATGATCGC